CTGCAGAGTTCTGATCAATTTTACAGTCTCGAATTTGTCTAAGCCTGCACTTGGTAGCTCGACACCAAATCTAAAAGCTTCAAGTTTCATGGTGCGTTCAACGAACTTCACCCCACCCGCTAACCTGAATATTTTAACTGGGTCAACACCATCACGTAGATACCTATCATTCTCATATAAGTAATCTACTAGCAGTTTGAACTTTGGGTGCCAATGGCTATTTTCAGCTTGCATAATTGCTCGAGCAGTAAAGTATTGAGGTTGCAAATTCGGAGTGTGCCTTTCCAAATGGCACATCCCGTTGAGAGTTCTGATAATGCTCCGAACCCCAACAGATAATCCATTCTTCCGATATTGACGCAAATGGAGTCTCTGGAGATAATGTGCAACATCTTTACTCAACAAACCTTTATCAACTGACAGGATCATGCCAGCGTCTTGTGTCAGAAGTTCAGAATACCCAGCGATCCAATTTTCACCTGGCACGATAGCCAATGAGTCATCGCCTAGACTCGTTGTACCAGTCCCAAATAATAGGATTGATACTAAGGTGTCCACTAGATTAGTGAGAGCTGATCCGGAGGGCATGCCACCGAACCTATCATACATCACGCCTTCTGGGGTTACCAGCCCGACCGTTAAGAGCTGCCTCTGTAACCACAAGATTTGACCCTTCGCATTATCATGGAACCACCACAACAGTAGTCTAAAGACTAAGTCTATGAGTTCACCAGGTAACGATTTATCGAAACCGGAGAAATCGTTAGACGAAAGGAGTGAGTTTCCGTTGGTGCGATCAAGTAGGGAAGTGACAACGGAATCAACCCTACCAAGCTCATTCCATGCTGCAAATTCTGGTCTACTCTTCAGTTTATCCAGAACCACTATCTGAATGGAAAGCCCAACTATAGTTTCTAAATGATCTTGCATCCATACAACGCGGTTCTTGATGTGATGCTGATCACCGTTTGGTTGCCCACGCCACCCCAACACTGCAGGATAGACATCGGTTTTCCACCCTGAGCTACTAATTTTGATGGCTCGTGTGA